ATTGGATAGCGCTCACATCAACAACGCAGCCACCATGCTCAAACTCAAAGGGGCTAAGATTAGTGGCCAGTCCCAACAGGTTGACATCACTCAAATTGTTGAAATTGAAGGAGCACCTGGCGTATCAGACATCCGTCAGATAGCCATGCCCATGCCGTTTAATCCACCGTCTGCGGTGTTATTTAGCCTTCTAGGATGGCTTGACACGGCAGCCAAGGGGGTAGTATCAACCAGTGAAGAAAAGATTGCTGACGTCAATGCACAAGCCCCTGTTGGTACTACTCAAGCATTGATTGAACAGGGCGCTGCCGTGTTCTCCGCCATCCACGCAAGGATGCATGAATCACAAGCAAGGGTGCTCAAGATTCTATGTAGGCTAAACCGCTGGCACTTTGACGAGATGCGCAAGTCCGAGGTGGTGGCTGATCTTGAGATTGAACGTGAGGACTTCTCACGCAACACAGACGTTGTCCCAGTATCAGATCCACACATTTTCTCTGAGACCCAACGCATGGCTCAAAACCAAGCTGTGTTGGCATTGGCTGAAAAACACCCCGATCAATTCAACATGAACCAAGTGCTTGCACGGTTCTTAAAACAATTGAAAGTACCCAACGTCAATGAGTTGATGAAGGACGTGCCAGCGCCTGAGCAAAGAACATCTGCGGATGAAAACGCTGCGATGCTTCTTGGACAGCCCTCGTATGCTTACATGCAACAAGATCATATTGCGCACATCCAAGATCACTTGCAATTTGGATTAAATCCATTCTTTGGACAGTCTCCATTTGCTGATCCCAACTACATCAACAACTTGATTGAGCATATCAAGCAACACATGACATTGTGGTACTTGAATCGATCTAATGCATATGTGGCTCAGTCACAAGGTGGCAAGCCAATAGATAATTACGACGATCCCAAGCTTACAGCGTCCATAGACAAGCTGTACACAACAGTTGGTGCGCATGTGGAATTGGATACGAAAGACGTGTTTCAATCGTTTGTGCCAGCGTTTCAACAACTCATACAGGTTGCATCACAACGTGCCCAAGCTGCCAAGGGTAACTTGCCACCTGCAGAACAAGTGGTCAAAGAAACAAGCATGGCTGAGACCCAACGCAAAACGCAAGCCGATCAAGCCAACATGCAATACGACCAAGCCAAGCTCAAAGCTGATATTGCAAAAGCGCAAATGGATAATCAGACAAAGATTGCAATTGAGAATGCTAAGCTGACTCATGAGACAATCCAAAACATTGCTCAGGCACAACCGCCTGAGATGCAACCGCCAATGGCACAACCCATGGCACAAACACAGGCGCAACCGCCACAACCCCAAGGAGTCCCAAATGGCAACATCTGATCAAGAACAAAAGAGCATTAATGTTCCCCAACACAAGCGGTTGGCTCAAGGCGCCCCCATCAATGGGCAAAGCCTAAAAGACGGTGGCAAAAAAGCACCATCACCTTTAAGCAAGAAAAAATGATTGAGCAATTGATCCATGTGATCAAGCTTCGTCAAGCAGAGTTAGCCGCATCCCTTGCCTTTGGGAATGCGACAACCTTCGAGGCATATCAGCGTATGGTGGGTGAGTACGCAGGACTGCAATACGTCCTCAACTCATTTGACCGTATGGCTGAGGAAGAAGAAGGTAGAGAATAAGTCCCCCTAAAGGACTGAGGCCGCGCTGAAAAGCGCTTCAATGATGCACCTGAGATATGGTGTTTTTAGGAGTTAGTATGAGTGAAATAGAAAAAATCCCTACGATAGAGGGAAGCCAAGGTGTGCCCGATCCAAGTGAATTAGCTTGGGCATTCCCCACTGTAAACCCAGGGCAGAGCCCATACGGTGGTCGAGTAATAGTACAACTACGTCGAGTTCGCAAGACGTCAGGCGTCATTATTATTGTTGATGAAACCAAAGAAAACGAAAAGTGGAACAACATGATCGGCAAGATCGTGGCACTTGGGCCTTTGGCATTTAAGAACAGAGACACTATGCAACCTTGGGCTGAAGGCTCATGGGCTGAAATTGGTGATTACGTCCGTGTACCCAAATGGGGCGGAGATCGTTGGGAACGTCACATTCCTGATGAAAAAGAACCTGTTCTTTTCATGACATTAAACGACCACGAACTGATAGCCAAGGTCACAGATGACCCGTTATCGTTCAAAACGTACATTTAAGGAAATACCATGGCTGAAGATAAAAAAACACCTGATATTACGATTCAAGAAGCCCAAGATGGCTCTGCTGTCGTTGAGTTGGATGAAAATCTGCTCAAAGACGATGAATCAGATGAAGTGGAAATAATTCCACTCGACAAAAAAGAGGGTGGTGCGGTTGATGATGATGACGCAGACCATCCTGATGATGATATGGCACTCAGGGACGCTAAAAGAAACCGTCGAAGAGCCAAAAAAGACCTTATTAGAAAGACAAATGAGGAAAAAGACCTCCGTTTACAACAGTTACAACGTGAAAATGAAGAATTTAAGCGTCGTCTGACTGATGTTGAGAGCAGAACACGTCAAACAGACGTGATGCGCATCGACAAAAACATTGAAGACACTCAAGTTCGCATGGAATATGCGAAGATGAAGATGTCTGAGGCTGTTAGCAACAATGATGGCCAAGCCATGATTGAAGCGCAAGACTTGTTGGATGATGCCAAATCAAGTTTGAGCCAATTACAAGGGCTAAAAAAGCAAGTAAGTCAGCCACCCCAACAAAATGTTGCTGATTACAAGTTGCCAGACGTGGAAACACAGAGGCATGCAGCCCAATGGATCAACAAAAACAGTTGGTACAAAGTTGATGGCACTGACAGAGACAGTAGAGTCACTTTAAAGGCGTCAGAAATGCTTGTTGAAGAGGGTTGGGATCCCAAAGATCCTGATTATTGGGATGAGCTTGATAGTCGCTTGCATAAATCTCTACCTCATCGTTATAATGAGACCACAGACAGTAATTCCGCTGTTCGCAAACCGAGGAATGTTGTGGGAAGTTCAGGACGTGAGGCATCTGCAGCTTATGGTGGTACAAACCGTACCCAATTCGTGCTTACCCCAGAAAGGGTGAACGCCATGAAGGAAGCTGGCGCATGGGAGAACCCTGTGCGCAAACAGAAGATGATTGAAAATTTCATCAAATACGATCGTCAGAATAAAACCCGTAATTAATACTTGGAGCAAAACATGGAATCACGTTTAAAAAAATCTCTCAATGCTAGTGGCCGTCAAGACCGTTCAAATGGGGAAGCGTCTCACCAAGCACCTGAAGATAAGTTCATTTCTACGCAGGAACGTCGCAAGATGTGGAGCGAGGAGTGGACGCAATCAGCACTGCCAAAACTACCCGAATTAAGTGGGTGGCACCTTTGCTGGCTTTCAACAACCAACAGCTATGACAGCATCGATAAGCGGATTCGTCTAGGGTACGTACCTGTTAAGTCAGAAGAGTTACCCGACTATGAAGATTATCGCGTGAAGTCAGGTGAGCACGTGGGTTATATATCGTGCAACGAAATGTTGCTATTCAAGTTACCAATGGACATTTTCCAAGAAATTATGACCTATCAGCATCACGATAAGCCTCGTGAGGAAGCAGATAAGATCAAAGTTCAAATTGAGAGTCTCCAAGGGCAACGTGACAGCAACGGACGGTCGCTTGTAAATGTTGAGGGTGAAGGTATTGGCGGAATTGAACAGCAACCAAGCAAAATGCCCGTATTTTCGGGTTAACCTAAAGGAGTTTGACTATGTCAGCAACAAATGCTCCGTTTGGCTTGCGCCCTGCGTTCCACCCCTCTGGTCTGGATCGCGCTCAGGCGTTAGCTGGCGGTATCGTATCTGGTTTTTCTCAAAATATTTTGAAAGGCCAACCCGTCTCTTATGTAACCGCAGCAGTCTTGACAGCCACAAGCTTGTCAGGAATTGCTAACGGCACAATCGTTCCATCTGCCACCCCTGGCAACAGCGCTGCATCCTCTGGCTACCAAGTCGCAGGTGCATTCGCTGGTGTACAGTGGACAGACACAACTGGTCGTGCTCGTGTTTCTAACTATTGGCCTGCAAACACTAGCTACAACGCTGGTACTTGCGTTGCTTATTTCTACAACGACCAAAACATCGTTTATGAAATTCAAGCAGATGGCTCTTTGGCGCAAACCTCCATTGGTGGTGAGTACAACTTCAGCAACATTACCAACGGTTCAACAACCACTGGTTTGTCGCAATGCACATTGGCATCTGCATCCGCTCAATCGAACGGTGCTCAAGGCCAAATGCGCGTAGTTGATCTAGCTCCTTATGTAGACAACGCTTGGGGTGATGCGTATACGATTGTTCGTATTCAATTGCCATATGTTCAGTTTGTTGCAGCTACTACTGCTGTTGTTTAATAAAGGAGTCTTACTATGGCCGCACCAATGCGAAGTACGGACTTTAGAAGTATCGTTGAACCTATCCTTAACGAATGCTTCGATGGAGTCTATGACCAACGTGCCGACGAGTGGAGCCGTGTGTTCCGCGAAGAAGATGGCATT